GTATCCCATTTTACATCCCAAAGGTTGGGGTTTTATAAATTTTTAATAAAATACAAAATTAAATAAGATCTAATAAATTATTATTTGTTTATTAAATCTAGTTTTACATCTCAAAATTTATGAAAAATTATTTTCAATCTTACCATTTTTAATAGCCATTAATCTTTCGATGCATGCGAAATACCTCGTCGTAATAGCTTCATTTAAAGTGGCTGTTTGGTATCTGTTATACTGGACAGAAATTGGAGAATTTCCAACTTGAACTCCATTTTGACCAGTATTACTTCTATCAAGAGGATTACAGAAATTTACAGCACCGATACAAGCTTGACCAGTTAAGGACAAATTTTGAGCAACTCCCGTATAATATTCAACATCAGTAATGATTTTTTTAGTTAAAGTATTAGCCGCCCCTTCTTGGTATTGTGAATCACTGACAGAACCAATAGTCGTATATAAAGGATATGGGATAGCGGGGGCAGTTCCGTATACATCGTTTAACTCTCTGTACCATTCTTGTGTGGGCAAGTCTTGATTGTAGTAGTTTTCATTATTGATATTAATTTGTAATGATTGACCATCAACGCCCGCGTATGAATCTGTAGAACCATATCTCCCGGTGATTTTTTGTCTAGTTGGTAAAACATCTGCTGATAATGAATTATGTACAAACAAATGTTTTAATCTAAGTCCAGACATACCAATATTATCATTGTATTTTTTTAAAGTTTTAGCATTTGCAGCCGGGGCAGGGTCTGCAGCTGCGTGAGCTGTTTGAATAACTTGATAATCACCATAAGGAATGACCAAACCTTGAGGAGTTCTAGTTAAAGCGATAATTCTATCAAAAACATCTTGATCCATGAAAACATGATCAGAAATAAATTTAAAGTTATCAAGATCGATTTTTACATTACCGATGTTAGCAGTTTGACCATCAGCCGGGACAGCTCTATCCCCTGAACTAACTGCAGGTTCGGTGCAATCATCAGAAAAATCTAAAGCCAATTGTACTTGCCCTTCAAGTGCAAATAATGGAATTGAAAATGGCATGAGCTCTGGAAATAATTCACCTAAACTAATTACATATTCGACCCTGTCTTCAGCGCTTGTGCCTAATAAGTCTCTACTTTCCAAAGGTTTTAAACCTACTTGCCCATTAGCTGTATATTGATATATATTATATGTGCCGTTTTTGTATTTTCCTACTTTTTCTCTAAATTCTTGTTTTTTAAAATGATTTTTAATAGATGCTAAGTAGTTAGCATCGTCTGTTTGTGCAATAACATTACCATCAGATGTTCTTAAGGTCGCACGACGAATGATCGAATAAGCTCCACCAAAACAAGTTAATCTTGTATTGGCAGTAGATGCATATAGAGGTATCATTAATCTAGAATCATTTGAGAGTATTCCAGCTTTTCTTAAAGTAAAGACTGCATGACTTTGACTACTACTTTGAGGTTCTAATATGTCTGATTCGATTCGAACAGAGCCTTGAGATTTTTGATCATTAACTTGTAATAATTGTTTAATTTCATCTTGTTGTTCCATGATTATTATATATTAAATATATATATTTTTTTATACATTTAATAAATTTATAAAATAATATTAATTTTACATTATTGGTTCTACACTTTGGTTCTTACTTCTTAAACCTTCATTTGATAAACTAAATGTAGTTACGGTATTTGCTGTACCGTCGGTCAATTCTGATTGTATTCTTACGGAATATTGTGAATTTTTGAACTCTGCACCACTACCTATACCTAGTTGATCATAATTACTACCAGTACCACCGACGTAATCATCGTCTGGTTTATCATAATCTATGTCGTCAATCGTTTTGAAACCTTGAGTAAATGGAGATTGTAAACAAGAAGAAATTTGATTAAATGGGACAAAACAGTCAAGATACCCTCTTCCTAATTCAGCTTCATAAGCTCCGGCGGATTGATTAGAAGCAACTTCCACAACTTTTCTCTCATCTATATCATAATATTTAGGAAATTTAACATTGTTACGGAGATGTACAATATTTTTAATTCTTTTTTTTTCTGTGTTTGTATCCGCTAGTCTGTTGGTTGCCATAGAATTATATTCTAAATTATTAAGTTCGGATGTTTTAATATAGTTGGAAAAACATGCACGAACAGATGATTTATTCATCATTAATGATTGAGTATCATCAGAAGATTGAATAATATTGACAAAGGATGAATAAGCAGGATATTGCATAGCAATATTTGAAGGTTGGATAGGTGCTTCCATTTGTAAACCATTGTAAGTCAATGAACAACTACTCAATAAATAATAAGCTGTATCTTCATCAGATGCCAAAGCTAATGAATCGGGAGCTAATTGAATATTAATTTTTAAACCTCCCAAAGCGTTTAAATCCAATGGTTGACCCGAGTTTAATAAACCAGCCCTTAATTTAATTGAACAAGCTAATTGTCCGTTGACATATCTTAGTTGAGCATCGTTTTGACCTGTGGCTAGATTGACACAAGAAGCCGAGTTTTTATAAGCCTCAAAAGAAGTCAATGCGGGAATAGTTGAAGCTAATAAACGTCCATAGCCTCTAATCTCTTCAATGACTTCGTTTTGAAAATTCATTAATCGTAAATTTTCAATTATTGCATTTACACCAACTCTTGAACTAAAACTAATGTCTGTTTTATCACCCTGGCCAAGCGCTTTATAATCAAAGTTATTAGGTCTAACTACATTATTACCATCATTATAAAGTAAGTCGATTAAAAAATTAAATCTCATACTTTTAGTGTCAACCATCTTCATTTCGTCTGGAGAAATTTCAAATTGTATAACAGGGTTGCCATATTTATAACTGTATTCTTTTTGCCCATTTACTGGAAATACACGGCTTTTACTAATAGAAACAATTCTATTTTTGTCACTCATTATTATATATTAAATATATATATTTTTTTATACATTTAATAATAATTTTTATTCATCAACCATTTTCATGTTGTCTTTAATAACCAAAGTTTTTAAATGACATACATAATTATGTTGTAATAATTGTGAATTTTGGTCAGAAAAGTTAATATTTAATCTTGTTTCTTCATTGTCTGTCATATTGTAAGTAAAACCAGAATTTGCAGTGACTAAACCTCTACCTATCATGAAAGCTCCATCAATATTTGATAAATCTTTACATTGATAACCACAACAACTTAAAGCCTGTTCTAATTCTTTTATATGCACTGCATTATATCCACCAACTTCGTCTCTCGTTCTTTTATATCTAGAGACGTCTACGCGTCTATTAGGTACTAATAAACCACCAATTTTGTATTGATAGTCTTTAGGAGCAACTGAGCCAACTTGACAAATTAAATTATCTTGATAAACTAAACTGGCTGCAGTGTCTTCCCAAAAAGATAAAATAGCTTTACATCTGTTAAATTTACAATTAATTAAATTAGATGCTGATTTGTTAGAAGCTGAAATGTTAACAGGGAAATCGTAATAACTTTTGTATGTAAAAGCATAACCTTTTTTCACAGCTTGTTCCATCGCTTGCATTTGTTGTGAAGAAGGAGAAATTGAACCCACAACCATTTGAACATCTGACAAAACTAAGTTAGGTGAAACGCCACTATCTTTAACGCGAATTAAGGGATTTACAACAGTGTTTAAAGTTGCAGTCGCTGAAAAATCAATAGCAGTTTTAAAAGTTAGTTGTAATTTGTCATCGCCATCTTTATCAATTTTTGAAATTGTTCCCTCATAGTCTGTTGTACCAGTAATAACCACAGATTGACCAACCCAAAAAGGGAAATTAGCTAATTTTGTATCGGTGTCAACATCACCTGTAAAAATATTGGTATTAGCAGCAGACCCTGCGGCAGGTGCTCCAACTGGATTGGTTATCTTATATATGACAACGGATGCAACATTATTAGCTACGGGCGTACCGTCGATTCTATATGTCATGGTTGAATAACCACCGTTTTGATTTTGAAAAGATTTGTTACTAATAAAATTTGGTGCATCTGCCCCAGTTTCTTGCCCTTGAGCATGAACAACTTTAAAAGCATCATGTTCAAGTTGTATTTCAACTGTTAATGGTGCTAAAAAGTTAGGAAATGGTTGAGGATTAGAAAAAATTCCGGATAAAACCAAAGGGATACAAACTTCAATTTTCATGTTTTCTTGTGAAAGATCTGCGGCTGATCGATTGTTTGTACCATCTATAATTCTTCTTGTTAGTGTATTGACTTCTTTTACATACTCATCGTCAGCACCTGCGTATAGTTTATCCATATTTCTTTGAGTTGAATTTTTGGTGTAATTAATTAAATTTCTATAAAATAAATTATAGTCGGTGATGGTTTCTAATACAACGCCATCTTGAGTCTTTACAACAAGATTTTTAATTAAATTGTGAGCACCACCAGCACCAAAGGTCCAAGGATACCAATGGTCGCCATCTACTTCGCCGCTAGTTGCATTAGGTCCGACCCAACCTTTAGAACCTACAACAACATGAAATTTTAAATAAGTTTCTGCTTGATTAATTAATAGGATTGAAGGTGGGATATTAAATCGCATGACATCGTTTAAGCCGAGATCAGCTGCTCTGCTTTCGTATACTATCGATTGTTTAGTATTCATCGTTATTATATATTAAATATATATATATTTTTTTGTTAAAATGTATATTTATAATAAAATTTAATTTCTTAAAATATTTTGTACTGCTGATTGTGGCGCTACGGCAAATTTCCCAGCTACATTTGCTGGCATTCGTTCTGCTGCTTGTTCTGTTTGTTGTGCAGCAGTCGTCGAGGTTTCTTGATCTTTTGAAGCATCATCAGACCCTACAACCCCAGCAACAGTAGTCCCCACACCTACAGCCAGACCAGCGATATTTAAAAACAATCCAATTACAGACCCTATCCCCGTCGCATCTAAAGCAGTTCCAGCGGCTTCTAATCCGACTTCAGCCCCAGCTGCTGCGGCATCAGTACCTGCGGTTAAGGCTGCATCTGCTGCATCAGTAACACCTGCGGTTGCGTCTGTCAAGGCATCTGCAGTACCTGAAACCGCATCAGTTGCGGCTGATGCTGGATCATCTGCTCCTTCAATTGCATCAATAGAACTACCTGTATTATTTGTTGTAGATTCTGGGAGATCTGGTTCATCATAATCTTCATCATCTTCATCATCTTCTGTGATTGTATCTAAATCTTCATCTGAATCCATATCCTGAAAAGCGTCTTCTGATTCTTCATCATCATCAAAATCGTTATCTCTATCCATGTCATCGGGGACTTGTGTTTCGGTATCTGAATAATTTTGAGACATATCTGACATTTCAACTTGTTGTGGTTCTGTGTTTCCAGAATTTCCGGTCATATTGTCAATAGCACTTTGTCCACGTCGTAGAAGATTATTTAGCATAGATCTACCTGAATTGACAACACCTTCCATAGTGTCTCCTAGTCCTGATGTTACTGAATCTAAGGCACTTGAAGCAGAACCAGCAACATTACTGACAGCATCAGAAGCACCACTGACAATGCCGCTCATCGCGTCACCTAAATCACCCAAATCACCTAAATCGCCTAAATCGCCTAATCCGCTTTCACCTTCTTCGCCTGCATCTGCGAGCCAATCTGGCTCGCCATCTCCTTCAATGTCAAATGGATTAGATTCACCTTCAGGGATGTTTAAATCTTCATCAGCTACATCCGATTCATCATCATCCACAAAATCTTCATCATCTTCATCTTCATCTTCTTCACTTTTCTTTTTTTTTCCTTTAATTTTATCTCTTATTTTTTTATATGATTCATACGCGGTTTTAGCTCCCATTGTCACACCAACTAAAGTACCCCCTGCTTTTTCAATATCGCCAAAGAGGTTGGTTTGGTCGGTTGCTTTATCATTAATATCTTGTACAGTGTCTTCAAATGCCTGTTCGGCTTGTAGATTCTTTGCGGCGTTAAGTTGCTCTAATACATTGCCCACATTATATGAAGTCATTATTATATAATATAAATATATTTTTAAAATTTAACTAGTAACTTTGTTTTATATAGTTCTTCTTTACTTTTAATTTCGGGTTTAGAATTTTCTTCTTTTGGTTTTGTTCCATCATTTTCAAAATATCTCCCTGCTTTTACATTTTTTTTAAGAATTCTGTAATAATTAAAATATTTTGATCTCTTCGACATGTCATAATCTTTATATAAAGTATCTTTATTAAATGCTTGACCACTGTTTATAAATTTTTCATCATAATTATCATATTTTTTGATTTTAGGGTAAACAGTGTGTTTTCTCCGTTTGCCATGCCAATATATATTGACCCATTTATCTTTATCAATCTGTTTTTTTTCAACTTTATATTTGAGTTCTCTTGGCAATAAATATAATGTGTCTTTACTCATTATATTTAATAAATTAATTTATTTTTATATACCAAACGAGTTCTTATGATTATAACTTGTTGATGGTTTTAAAAAGTCCACAAAATAGGTGTCATTTGATTTAGGTTTAGATTTTTTAGATGATGAATTTGATTTTTTAGTAGTTTGTGGGGTAGCGTTCTTAGCAGGAGTATTAGCTTTAGTTTGTGATCTAAATGAATTAATTTTATTAGCAGAATCTATAAACATATTCATATTTTGAAAGAATTCACGCATATAGGCTTGACCACCTTGAGACATTTGGGGCATTTGTGGTTTTTGTGGTATTTGTTGTGTTTTTTGTTGAATTTGGGGTTCTTTTTGTTGAATTTGTTGTGTTTTTTGTTGAATTTGTTGTGTTTTTTGTGGGATTTTCTGTTTTTCCGCTTTTCTTGCTGCCTTCATCTCTTTTTTAGCCTGTTTTGCAGCTGCTCTTTTAGCATCATTCGCCGCTTTTCTTTGTCTCATTTTTAATAAATGAGCTTTTTGGCGCTCCGATAAAGGTTTCTTTTTCTTTGCTGTTTTATTTTCAGGCTTAATAAAAATATCTTGTCTCGTTACATCTTCCAAATCGTCTGCATTTGGTTTTTCAAGTTCTTCTAATGGTTTAATATCTAAAATATCAGGAAGTTTACCCGTTACTAATTCTTGATTAGCATTCATTTTTATATAATATAACTTATATAAAAATATTTAAATATTTATCTAAATATTTTTATTAATTTACATATCATATTTAGGTTTTTTACGATACCCTATCATAATCTCTACTGGATCGGTTGAGCTTGTGCCTTCACTTTCAACCCCATTTTGATTCGTAATTCTGCAATTAATATAGGTTAAATCAATTTGTGCTGGGTTATCTAAGTCAATCCAGAGCGGAGTAGGAACTAAAAATTGTCCAATGTTTAAACAACCTTGATCAGTCCATTGTAAGGTTTTATTACCTGTACCATCACCGGCAGCAGGATATACTAATATAGGGTTTGTTGCGTCTGTTGTATCATAAGTCAAATATTGACCAGCGATACAATATTCATTATTGGATACTAACGGACCTAAAATAGATCTAACTTGACCTGATTCACGATTCCCAACATTAGTATACAATGGAATATTGGAAACTTCAAGATAATGTATCTTTTTGGCGTTTTGATCTTTTAAATTATAAGAAAGAATTGCCATTTGACAATCTTCAGGAAGTGAAACAATTTCATTAAAATTGCATGCAAAATTAGTTTCATAACCTGTTTGATTATCTCCGTTTGTACCGTTATCATTAGTTAATAAAAGTATTTTCATTTATATATTATATATATATTTTTTTATTTCTCTATAATATACAAATGAATAATCAATTAGATGTTATTGATAGAATGTTCATACATCCTGTAAAAGCACCCAAGAAAAAAAAATACATTAAAGAAAGCTCTATCTTTAAAAATAAATCTAAAGCTAAAATTAAATTGCCTGAATCTTTATACGAAACTTTAGATGAAATTAGGAAAAAGAAATAATAATTTATATTGCTATATTATAAATGAGCAATATGAAAGATATTGACCTTACTGTTTACCCCATAAAGAATAAAAATGTAATTGATTACCAACTTAAAAAACCTGTTCATCCTAACTTGCCTGATTTAAGACGCAACTTCGTCTTAGGAATAATCGCCCCAAGATCAAGCGGTAAAACCGTCTTATACACAAATTTAATTATTAGAGATTCAATGTTTGGCATGGAAAATTTAAATAATGTGTTTATTTTCTCGAGAACAATCATGCAAGATAAATCGGCGGAATATTTAAGAGAATTTTATGAAAACAGTTTGTATCCTCAATATGATGATAACATCGTTAAAAGTATCATTGATCATCAAGCATCATTTCCAGATGAAGAACGACCAAAGACTTTAATTATATTAGATGATAATGTAGGAACTAAGACAAAATACTTAGATTATTTGACAACTTATAGTCGACATTACAATGTAAGTTTAATATTTTCCGCACAAGCTTTTAAACACGTCCGTAAAGTTGCTAGATCAAACTTCACTGATCTGCTAGTAGGTAAAACATATAATGAAATGCAATACTTAGATATATATACTGAAGTAGGTGCTATGTTTGGTAGTAAAAAGTATTTTAAAAAAATGTATGATTATGCCACAGCACAAAGATACAATTTCTTGTATATTAAATTAGATCAGAGAAGATTATTTAAAAACTTCACTGAAGAAATTACTAATAAGTTTCCACGTCCTAAAGATGATTTTACTAATGAATTTGAAAAAGAAGAAAAACCAAAAGTAGAAGAAGTGGAAACAATTGATATTGATACATCTGATATAGATTCAGACTCAGACTAATTACCATAAAATCTTATGGCTCCAATATTTGGCAGTATTTTTACTTGTGGCTTTTCCGTGACGCGCATAATATGCTTTTTTTCTTTTTAAATCACCATGGTTTTTTGATGAATAATGCCCTAGTTTATCAAAGTATTGAGAATATCTTTTATCTCCAAAATGAATAAGCTTAGATTTGCCTGTTTTGGATTTAACATAGACAGAATATTTTTTATTTTTAGCCTTTGAAACAAATGGTTTATATAATTTTTTATTCATTAATAATAATAAATATAAAATTATTCTCCAAAAGTAAAAATTGTCGTTCCATTTTTTTGAATAACTAAATTTTCTCCATCTACTTTTATTTCAAATGCACCTAATGTCATACTTTTTTGTACAAAATTTACACTTTTATTAAATTGTAAAGGTTCATCAAAAATAAGTGCTGCATCATTATATTTATTTTTAATTGTGATAGGTGCTGTACCGTAAGGGTTTTCTAATTCAAAAGTCTCACATTTAATGGTATGTTTATGTGACATAATATACTTTATATATATATTTTAAATGTTAATTATAATCTATAAATTAAAATTTTTGGATTATAATAAATTTAGTTTGATATGGTCTGCTTAGTCACATAAGCTCCAGCTACGCGACGTTGTATCAACAGGTTTTGACCAGATACAACAAACCTCCAATTTCCGTCTGATTCTGGACCTAAACGAAATGCACCTGAAGCACCTGCTTCAACATCACCTTCACAAACCCAATCATTTACACCAGATGAATTTTTTGAAGCATCGAGAGCAACAAGTTTTGATGCTTGTTGAGTTCCGTAAGTCGAAGGTGCGTCTTGAATCTTTGCTTTAGTCACGGCATTGTTATTTATTTTAGCAGTTTCCACGCAATTTGCAGCAAGTGCGGATGCTTGAACAACATTGGCCCCAAGTTTATTAGCATTATCGATACAACCGACAGCTAACTTAGGTGCAGTAACTTGTGAAGCTCCAATTTTTGCTGCATTAACAGCATTGTTTGCGATCTTTGCATTAGTAACAGCGTCATTAGCAATAGTAAATGCACCAGCAGAATTTGTAAGGTCTCCAGAAACTGCGACTTGTGCCATATCACCTGAACCATTTGCCACTAAAATTTCGTGTTCACTAGCCCCACTTAATGCGGACGCATCAACTACACCAATATAAGTTTTAAGTGCAGATCCAGATATTTTTTTAACTGTTCCTGCGTCATCAATCATAAAATTATCTGTATCTTGTGGATCTGAATTAGCTGCAGCTCCTGCTAAATCAATTTGTGAAGCCGCAATTGATGAACCGTTGTGTAAAAGTGTTTGAGCAGATGTTATTACAGGAAGACTATATAAGGTGTCACCTGCCTGCGTAGGTGGTCCAGCCAAGTGCAGACTAATTGATTTACTACCGTCTGCATCAGCAACAAATTTAATTGAATTAGACTGACTTAGCTCTAATTTTTTCATTTTTAAAGTTCCGTGACTTGAATGATCGGATGCGCTCATATATTTATATTATTAGTATATATTTTTTTTTCTAACATACTTTATATGAATAAATTTTATCATGAAAAATTTGATTTTATTAAAGGAAAAATCTCAGCTATTCAAGAAAAAATAGTTGAAATCATCAATCAAATTAAAATTATTGAAAACAAAATGATTAAAGAAGAAAAAAAGGAAAAGAAAAAAAATGATTGTGTCATTTGTTAATTCATATGACAATCAAAACATTTTTTGTAATTACCCCTTATCTTGTATTTTCCACAAGATAAGCATTTTTTCTTGCCTGTGTAACATTCTATACATTTTTTATAGTTTGTAAATTTACATACTTTGTATTCTTGGCACTTCTCACACTTTTTAAAATCTTTAAATTTTTCCTTATTTGCTAAATGTTTTTTACTTTTACGATGAGCACATCGACTACTTAGTTTTACACAAGTATTACATAAAAAACAGTGATAATTATGTACACTTTTTTTTAATGTTGAATTAACTTCAAATATATTATTTACACACACACTCCCAACCCAAAACCCAACATCTTGAGT